GACTAATAAATCCTGGATAAAAGATATAACTTCTTTAGCAGTCATACCATATTCCTTGATAAGTAATGCAATCAAAAACCACATAGATTTTTGCACATCCTCAACACCATTCTTTTCTCTATGCCTAACCAAATATTTAATAGCACTAGCGTCAGGGTATGCCAGGTCTTTAACAAAATCATAGGCATGTAGTGTCTTACCACAGGTGCATTTACCTTTTTGATAATAGCTTGGATTAATATTATCTTTAGGCATCTAAATCCTCCACAGCATAAATCTTACTGCTATCAATGAGTTGTTTTATTCTCTTGTCATTTACTTTGGAACGTGCATTCAAACCAGTAGTAAGCATATCAACAATCAAACCTACAACTGTTGTTCTTTCTCTCTTTGCACAGGCAACAAGTGCTGTTTTTAATTCAACTGGTATCTTTGCATACAAAGGTGTAACATTATTATCTTCCATTTTATCCTCCATTATTTTAATAAATATCTAATAAATTGTTTGACACTAGATATAAGATAGTTATAAGATAGCACTATGTCAACAACTATGAAAGGAAATATAAATGACAGTTAATAACTATACACTTGAAGAACAAGCTAATCAAGATAACGCATTATATAATTTAATTCAACCAGAGATAGATGTAACAGAATTTATCTACACAATTCCAGATTTAGAAACTTGGATAGAGGAATATCACTACCCAGATTTAGTAGAAAAAGTATGCGACGAACTATGTGTAGTGGATAGAACAATTAGGAAAGCTATAGAAAAGAAACTAAACGAACTAATCATTGAAGCAGATAGGAGTGAAGTGCATGAATAATAGAATGGACCAATCATATCAAGGATACCTAGCTAATTCTTTGTATGACATAAACGCAGTCAAAGAGGTAGCCCATAACTTAACAGTCAATGATGTAAATGAGCTAGAGAAAACTGTGGGGATATTTGGTTGCACCAAAGACATATCGTACAGTCTTGCTCACATCATTAAACATGAGGTGATACCTAGATTAGAGCCTGATCCAATGGCAGAAAAAAGATTGAGGGACGCAGTAGATATACTACTTGACATTCCTAAAGAGCTAGACCCACAGATCAGCACAAAACAATCAAGATTAACTAAACGATTCGTTCACAAACAAGGATTATCAAATGACAGAACAAAATAAAACACAGCCACAAAGTATCTACAGTAAGATCATTGAAATGCAACAGACGATTAAAGCTGTAGAAAAAGAACGGACTAAAGGATTGCAATATGAAACAGTAAACCACTGGGATATTACAACACTAGTCAAAGATATAGCGTTAGAAAAAGGACTAGTAATTCTACCTTACATTAAGACAACCTCACACGAGGGCAACGATACATGGGTAACAGTTGCCATACAAATAACTGACACAGAGACTGGTGAGCAAATAGTTATTGGTGATTATCCTGGTCAAGGTAGAGATACACAAGACAAAGGTCCTGGTAAAGCTGTGAGTTATGCTATCAAAACAGCGTTCCTTAAGATATTTATGATGAGTCTTAAAGACGATACAGAAAGTGAGAAAGATCAAAACATCACTATCAACATTGTCAAAAAAGCAATGTCTGACTATGATATAAATTCTTTGGAGGAATGTAAAAGTTTTGTGCAGCATCACAAAGAAGATCTGAGAAGATTGCAAGACGAGTACAATGAAGCTGTTACCAAAAGCAATAGGACAAAGAACCCAATCCCAGTACCAGACGTTCTCAAAGAGTTATGGGGAAAAGTCCTTGAGGTAAATAAGAAAGCTAAGGAGATACCTAGTGAAAAATCTTAATGGATTACAGAAGTGGATAGACTTGGGGTGTGGCTTTGAGCCACATCTCAGCTCTTCAAAGATAGCTATGTTTAGAAATGATTTACCCATGTTCATTTGTACTTATGGTTTTAATATGAGACAATCCTCTGCTTCTATGGATAGGGGTAATATATGTGAAGAAGCATTGGTATCTGCATTGTTAGAAGAAGAAACGTTAGACAATGCCATAGTCAAAGCTAAGAATAAGTTTAATGCTATGGACCATGAGGACTTAGAAGATCATAACAAACAAGCTGTTGCTATACCTGATATGGTAAAGTTAGCTTATGAAACTCTAAAGGATTATGGTAAGCCTGAGTTTTCTAAGAACAGAGAACAGCAAAAGATAGAGTATGAATTACATGATGAGTTGAATGGGTGGTCTGCTCCTATGATAGGGTACTTAGACTTAGTCTACCCTGAACAAGGATTGATTATTGATCTCAAGACTACATTCCGTATGCCTAGTGTTATGAGTTGGAGCCACCAACTACAACGTATAGCATATCAACAAGGTAAATCTAATTATGATGTTAGATTCTTATATGTAACTCCAAAGAAATGTGAGTTCAAACAAGATGGGGATATGTATATACTACATGAAGCAAAGCAAGTAGTTACTAAAATGAATAACTTTTGTTTCACAATGACACCTAGCCAAGCAAGATCATGTATTCCTATTGGAGATTCTTTCCTATGGAATAGTAAGTTTGAATTAAGAGATCAATACAATAATATGCAAGATGTCTTTTAAACTACCTTACCAATCCAATCCCCCTTGTTGTTCAATACCATGGGCAACAAGCGTGGGGTTCCATCAATAATAATTCCACAACCTAATATAAATCTAGTCGAGAAGTTCTTAGCATAAGCAAACGCTAGGGACTTTTGGTTTATCAAGCAGCCCACTTGCATTCCAAAAAATAAATTGTCGCTATTGGACCAGTAGGAAATTAGGAACTTCGTATGGTAGTGACCAGACACCGTACTCATCGCCTGTGTCTGGCTAACCTTTAATATGTCTGCACCTCTGCCATGAGTAAAGAAACATCTCTGTCCATTGCTTAGTGTTAGGGTGAGATCGTCTACCCATTTCCACTTCTTTGTGCCCAGGAAATCTGCATAAGGTCTAAGAAATTCTCTTGACATTCCATACTTCAAGGCTCTTCTATATACCAATGAACTATGATTACTATGAACTTCTGTTACTTCTGGGAATACAGACTCTAATTCTCTTATGTAATCTTTAGCCATTGCTAACTCATGACCTGCACTTGGTAGATCAGGATCTGAGTCGTGCATAGATATGGCATGGAAGTCTAAGAGATCGCCTATGTTTACTACATTATCTGGTTTAAATACTTTCTTTACTTCTTTGAGAAAAGCAAAGCTATCTTTATGGTGGTAAGGGATATGCAAATCACTTATTACTAGTACACATTTATTTGCCATAACATCCTCCTATGTTATTAACAATATACTAGCATGATAAAAAATATATTACAAATAGATTTGACAAGGGGGAATTGTTAGTGGTATAACTTGAGTCAAGATGTTTTATTAAATTAAAATATTTTGTATGGTGATGAGAAGAGTCAGGTTATTCCCTCCTGGCTCTTTTCTTTTTAGTGCAGCTCGTAACTGATTATCTTTTCATCATTGACCATTTGATCCCAGAGTTCAATAAAAGCAACAGCATCTTCATAGCTTGGGAATCCTCGGCATAATATATTACAGCTGAATGTCCCATCTTCTGACTCTAATACTGTAAACATATAGGGAACTTTAGGTTCATCTGCCATTAAATATCTTTCTTGTAAGTAAAACCAAGTTCACCATCACGATAATAAGGAGCGAACCCACCAAGCAATCCTGTTGCGGCAGACTGTATTCTCATAATAGATGATTTCATTTTACTCTTGGTCTTAGGTTTCTTAGCTTCTCTATACTCTGGCTCTTTACCAGGATCCATCTTTACAGATACATCTGGATATTTTTTCCCAATAGTTTTAGGTTTCTTGGTAGGGACCTGCATTACAGGCATAGATAACTTCTTAGGTTTCTTGGTTGGCGTTACATATTTCTTTTTGCTCTTAGTTTTCGTCCTGGATTTAGCCATAGATCCTACAGCTGTGTCACTAATTGCACTCCTAATTGCTGATTCGTAGTCATACGCCATAGTTTTTCTACCTTAAAATTAGAAGTAGCCCTAGAACGAGCAGAGAAGCCCATAGAAAAGGTTTGTTGATTTTATAATAACCACATCCACAAGTGTCTATAACTCTTCTCAGTGGCAATTTATGTGCGATTTTTTTTAGTTGTTCTAGCATGATTGTCTCCTATCTAGCTAATGGATTCTTATTTTTGTCTTTAATGCCTTTTAATTCTTTATCAATTAGATCAAGTCTAGTTTTTAGTATCTCTAAATTGTTTTTGTTATCAGATAGGGATTGTTTTATGTCTGATATTCTATCAAGTGTGGTCTCGTAGTTTTCATTGATCTTGTTATTCGTATCAGTTAGGTCTACTGTTTCATTAATCACATACTGCCTGGCATTTAATTCATTAATTGTTTCTTGCATTACATCTATTGTTGTTGTGAGTTCACCATACTTAACGAACCCAGCACCGATAGCTGATACTGTACCCAATAAGGCTACGATTGAGCCGAGGTTATTCTTTAGTTTCTCCATGTCATGCTCTCTAGTTTAGTCTTTAGTTTTTGTTGTTGCTCCTGATTCCCTTCTTGTAAATTAAAATATGCGGTTAGTGGATCATTGGCAACATAAGTAATGTTACCATAGATTTGCCTGTTATCAAAGATTGTTATTTGGTCTGCATAGATATTTATTGGTTC